AGTCTTGGCATACGAGCAGCAGTTGAAGCCACCAAGCGTACAATTTCTGCAGACATTGAAAACGGATTTGACCTTATACACATAGATACCAGTCGCTGCGACAATCCTTACCAAGTTGCAGATGAACTGTTTAATTTTAGCTTGAACTTAAATCCCAATATTAAATTTGAATTCGGCACTGAAGAAAATGTCGGAGTTGCTGCTGGTGTAAAGAAGTATCAAGACGATGTTAGATTTGCCAGTCAATTTCCCAATATGCAATTTGTGGTAGCACAAACAGGCAGCTTGGTCATGGAAGACAGGCAAGTGGGCAGTTTTGATGTGCCCATGGTTAAAAAATTAGCCAAGTTTGCTGAGTCGGCTGGCATTAAGTTAAAAGAACACAATGCAGACTATTTGACTGCCGCACAGGTTGCACTGCGTAAACAAGCAGGAGTTCATGCTTGCAATATTGCACCACAGCTGGGAGTTATACAAACTAAAACTGTACTGGCGTTGGCTGATCAGTATGATGTGGACACTGGCTATTTTAAACAGCGTGTGTTGGACAGCGGAAAATGGCGCAAGTGGATCATTGACGGTGACGACTCTGTTAAGATTGCAGTGGCTGGTCATTATTGTTTCACTGAGCAAGAATATCATACGCTGGAAGACAAGATAAACTCACACTGTGATGTGGCCAAGGAAATAGAGCAGGCAATACACTCCTGCTTAGATTTATACTACGAGAATTTACTATGATTGTTTGGTTTAATTGTAAAATAAGCGATATTCGCCCCAACCCGCAGCCGCGTTATCATTTGAGAGATGACAACAGATTTGACATTGCTCGTTATAGCTTTGCAAGTTTTGTTCCCGTATTGCCTTTGATTAGCAAAATTGTTTTTAATTTGGAAATGGCCGATGGTCACTCACATCAACAAGCAGAAATGGAAGAGTGGCTACGCAAAATCTTCCCGGAAGATAAATTAATTATCAATTGGTATCGATGCAATAATATTGCGCAGTGGCGGGAAATGCAGGCCGTATTCAATAAAATCGATGATGATCTGATATTTCCTGCAGGCAATGAAGATCATATCTTCATGGATAGTGATATTAGTGTTTTAAAATATTGCGTGGACAATATGAAAAGTCCAAAATTTACAACAATTAATGCCACTATCATGACTAGTCATTGGCCCGAAAGTGTCAGAGCAGCACATTATTTTAATGGTATCCACCTTGATCATCATCCCTGGGTTAGTTATTCCATAGGAAATAACGACGCCATTCGTATAATGAGGAAGGAATTCTTTGATTGGTATATAGATCAAGTAAAAGATTCCGATATGTTTGTTTTCAGAACAGAACACTGGAATGCAATTACTCTGCCAGAAAATTTTCTTCTGGTACCAACTAAAGAACAATTTAGGCATTTTGATGGATATACTCATGTTGGAATCGGAGCTGATTATGCGCCTCCTTTGGAAATTCCTCCTGGATTCTTTGAAGAAAGCATCACAATAAAATACGGATTCGATAAACACGATCCAAAATGCGTAAACATCAATCCCCTGACTGAAAATTTGTATGCTGCTGATGGTCAAGGCACAGACTATAAATGGTGCATAGAAGATATTCCAGCTTTTTGGAAATCTTACATAAAAGAAATCATCACAGCACCCGGCATCGACGAGTCCGCAATGAAAGAAGCGAGAGATATAAATTTACTGACCATGAGTAGACTGCATTTCGATTGGCCACATTATGGAATTCGATTTGATGAATCAAATTATCCACCTGTTGCGTGGTTAAACCCGCACATGCTTCTGGCAGAATTCAGTGATTGACTTTGCCAACAAAACACTATATAATAACTTTTTAGGAGAACACTATGTCAGATTACGACCGCACATTCAACGGCGAAGCCAAAATTAAACTTACTCAACTCGTCAACGAGGGCATGGGTGTACTACAAGAGATCGAAGATCTCACCGTGGGTCTAAACGAAACTATTAAAGCAATTGCAGAAGAGTTGGAAATCAAACCAGGTACACTGAAAAAAGCTGTTAAGATTGCTTACAAAGCCAAACTTGGTGAAACAAATCGTGATCACGACGAGCTGAATACTATTCTTGAAACAGTTGGTAAAACACTTTGAACAATGTCCTTTCAGGGATAATTGACTGGATCCGAGATGATTATCGCACTCATCCTTTTCGCTTTGTTGTCGAGCTACTTGCTTGGGGCATTAGTATCCGGTGTAGTATCACAATGGCACTTACGGTACCCAATCCTCCACTTATTACTCTGTATCCTGTGTGGATTCTCGGTTGTAGCATGTACGCTTGGGCTGCTTATACTCGCAAGAGCTTTGGTATGATTGCCAACTACTTACTGCTGGTTACCATCGACTCTGTTGGTTTATTTAGGATGGTGTATATTTAATGGCTAATATTATACCAATAAAAACATCATTCCCAAAAAAGCAACTACAAAATCTTTATTGTCTAAGTCCATTTATCAATATCCATATTGCTGTAAGTGGAACAGTATCGCTATGTGACTGTCCAGGCTGGGGAGATCTAGCAATTGGTAATATTTTTGAAACACCACTGATTGATTTACTGTCTTCCCCGAAGGCCGTGGCAATACGAGAAAGTGTTATTACTGGCACATATGAGTTTTGCAATGAAAAACAATGTGCTGTTCTAATCAACAATGAGCTCAATACCAAAGAGACTGTGCCAGACAATGTTAGTTTGCTACTACAAGACAGTACAAAGTTTGATTTGCCATATGAAATAAAAATAAATGGAGATAAAACTTGCAATTTAAGTTGTCCAAGTTGTAGAACTTCGATATATAAATCTAGCGAAGATGAAATTGCAAATCAGCAAAAATTGGGACTGATATTATTCAATAACATTTTTGATAAACCATCAGATAAGTTAATAATGGTGGGCACATCTGGTTCGGGCGAAGTGTTTGCCAGCCCTATGCTGCTCAATTTGCTTGCTAATATTACATTAGATAAATTTCCAAATTTTAAATTAGAGCTGCATACTAACGGATTACTGAGTCAAAAATTTTGGCACAAGATACAACATTTAGAGCCGGCTATAGAAAAAGTAGTGGTATCAATTGATGCGGCATCAAAAGAAACTTACGAAACCGTGAGAAGGGGCGGCAAGTGGGAAGATCTTCGATCTTCGCTGGATTTTTTAAAAACCATGAAGCGTAAAATTAAATTTGAATTTAATGGACGAATGATATTTCAAAAAGAAAATTATAAAGATGCTGTGGATTTTTATCATTTTTGTAAGTCATACAATATAGATCGAGTAGAATATTCTAGGCTTATTAGCTGGAACACATGGAATAAACTTGAGTTTCAACAGCAAGATGTGTTACACTTAATGCATGATGAAAGACCGATGGCATTGAAACAGATACAACAACTACAACTCTTACCCGGTGTGTGGTTCGAAGGGAACTTTGAATGAGCTATGTAGACGCACTTTTCGATCGATCCAAAGATCGTATTCATGTGGTTGAACGAGTTGATGGCGAACGGGTATACAGAGAATATCCGCCCAACTATGTATTTTATCATGACGACCCCAAGGGCAAACATAGAACTATTTACGGAACTCCGGTAACTCGATTTACCACAAGAAACGGCAAAGAGTTTCAAAAAGAAATTAGAATGCATGGCAACACTCGCCTATGGGAAAGTGATGTCAAACCAGTATTCCGCTGTCTTGAAGAAAACTATCTGGGTGCCGAACCACCCAAACTTAACATTGCATTTTTCGACATTGAAGTAGACTTTGATCCCCTGCGTGGATTTAGTCCGGTGGAAGATCCATTCAACAAGATCACTGCAATCTCTGTGTACATGAGTTGGTTGGAAAAGATGGTTACTTTGGCAATTCCTCCCAAATCAATGAGTTGGGAAACTGCGGAAGAAATTGCAACACGATACAGCGACTGTTTTATTTTCGAACGAGAAGAAGACCTGCTGGATACCTTTCTAAACTTGATTGATGACGCAGACATTCTAAGTGGCTGGAACAGCGAAGGTTATGATATTCCCTACACTGTGGGTCGTATTACTCGTGTGCTGAGTAAAGATGACACACGACGATTGTGCCTATGGGGCCAACATCCCAAGCCGCGCGAGTACGAACGCTTTGGTGCAACCAAAGGCACCTACGACTTAATTGGTCGAGTGCATATGGACTATATGCAATTGTATCGCAAGTATACCTATGAAGAACGACATAGCTATAGCCTAGATGCCATTGGCGAATACGAATTAGATGAACGCAAGACTGCTTATGAAGGCACTCTTGATCAGTTGTATAACAAAGACTTTGACAAGTTTTTGAAATATAACAGACAGGATACTCACTTGTTGGCAAAGATGGATAAGAAACTCCGCTTTCTAGATTTAGCCAACACCATTGCTCACGACAACACGGTGTTGTTACAGACCACAATGGGTGCAGTTGCAACCACGGAGCAGGCAATTATCAATGAAGCACACAGTCAAGGATTGGTCGTACATAATAGAAAAGGTCGAGACTCAGAAGAAGATACTCAGGCAGCAGGTGCCTATGTTGCTTATCCCAAAATCGGCGTCCATAAAGACATCGGGGCAATCGATATCAACTCGCTCTATCCCAGTGCTATTCAAGCCCTCAACATGGGCCCAGAAACAATCATAGGACAGTTGCGGCCAGTGATGACTGATAAGTTTATTGCTGACAAGATTGCTGCCGGCAGCAGCTTTGCGGCTGCCTGGGAGGGGTTGTTTGGCAGCTTTGAGTATGAAGCAGTTATGCGTGGAGATGCAGGTGTTGAAATTACCATCGACTGGGAAGCAGATGGAACCAGCGATGTAATCAGTGCCGCAGATATCTGGCGTATTATCTTTGACAGCAATAAGCCATGGACATTGAGTGCCAATGGTACTATCTTTACTCATGAAAAGAAAGGTATCATTCCGGGTCTGCTGGCCCGCTGGTATGCAGAGCGTAAAGAAATGCAGGCCAAACTCAAAGAGATTCAAGCTACTGGTAATACTGGCGAAGCAGAATATTGGGACAAACGACAGTTGGTTAAGAAGATTAATCTAAACAGCTTATATGGCGCTATTCTTAATCCTGGTTGCAGATTTTAT